CATATTCTGTACAGACTTGACAGACAGGAAGCTATCTAAGGATACATGTACACGTTATGGTGTAGGCTGGATAGACGATGATCTTGTGTTTCCTATTGGTGAATGTCAGAAGCTACGCATCAATGGGGAGAAGCAATTCAAAATCATTGGAGACTTCCAGGCAGACAAAAGATTGTTTGGACAGGAACGTTTCCCGGCAGGGCAGAAATATCTCATCGTCACTGAAGGTGAATTTGATGCGATGGCTGCGTATCAGATGATGCAGGGAAAGACACCATGCGTGTCTGTACGTAATGGTGCGCAGAGTGCCGTAAAGGATTGTAAGGAAAATTATGATTACCTTGATAGTTTCGATAGTGTTATCTTTGCTTTTGATAGCGATACTGCGGGGTTAGAAGCCCAGGCTAAGTGTTGTGAATTATTCTCACACAAAGCCAAGTATATGATACATCCAGAAGGTATCAAAGACCCTAACGACTATCTGCTGAAGAACAAGACAGCAGACTTTGTACAGGGATTTTGGAGAGCAGAGAAATGGACACCTGATGGGATTGTCTGTGGCTCTGCATTGTATGAAGAAGTGATGAAGCCATTGGAGAAAGCAGATTGCTTCTATCCTTTCGATGGCTTGAACGACTTGACATATGGCATACGTAAGCATGAGCTAGTGACAGTGACAGCCGGAAGCGGGCTAGGTAAGAGTCAATTCTTACGTGAAGTGATTTGGAACATCCTACAATCAACAGAAAGTAATGTTGGATGTATGTTCCTGGAAGAATCCATACGTAAGACAGGCTTGTCCCTGATGTCATTGGCTGCAAACAAGCCGTTGCACTTGCCGGATAGCGATGCCACACAAAAGGAGAAAGACGATGCTTTCGCCCAGACACTTGGTACAGATCGTCTGTATTTCCTCAATCATTTCGGTAGTGGTGATGTTGATAGTATCGTCAATCATGTTCGCTACCTGGCCAAAGCTATGGGATGTGAGTATGTGTTCCTTGATCATATTTCTATCGTTGTTAGTGCTCAAAATAACGGGGATGAACGCAAAGCCATAGATGAGATTATGACCAAGCTCAGAATGCTTGTACAAGAAACAGGAATCAGTTTGATTTGTGTCTCTCACTTGAAGCGTCCTGAGACAAAAGGTCATGAAGAAGGGGCTGCTACAAGCCTGGCTCAATTACGTGGATCAGGCTCAATTGCCCAGCTATCAGACATGGTGCTAGGCTTGGAACGTAATGGACAAGCTGATGATGTACGTGAACGCAACACAACATATGTACGTGTCCTGAAGAACAGATTTGCAGGGATTACAGGGAAAGCATGTGCGTTGCTTTACAGCTTGCATACTGGTAGAATGACTGAAGTTGAAGAAGAGGAAGATTTGTAATGGTTACACAAGCTGATTTTGAAAAGCATTTAGCAGACAATCCACACATCTATCCAATGTTTGTGAAGTTTGCTTTGGAGGCTGCACGATTTAACAAGAATTATTCTGCACAGGCTGTCATTGAACGTATTCGTTGGGAAACAGATGTACATGAGAAGGGTAGTAAGTTTAAGTTCAGTCATAATTGGCGTTCGTTTTACGCTAAGAAATTTATGAAAGACTTTCCACAATACGATGGATTTTTTAGAACCCGTTCATAAGAGGCAATCTCATGTCAGGTTATATTTCAAACTATAAATTTTATTATCGCTGGGTAACCATTGAGAAATTCTTAACGACAGAGCATACGTACAAGGAAACACGTTCAGGTTTGATTATTGATGAACAGTTTATCATCGCTGCGAACAAACCAAAGATGCGTCCATTAGGACAAATTGACTGGTCATGGTATACTCCTAAGACATTAGCAAAAGCGATGGATGAAGGAACAGTGTTGCAGTATTACGAAATGATGCTCAAAGACAAGCGTTCTGATCCAAACAAATGGAAAAATAAGGAGCAGGAGATGCAGAAGAAAGCATTATATGCAGCACGTTCAGGGAGAGCAGAACTGATATGAGTGAACGTAAACGCTTTGATCGTGAATTGTTTGAGAAGTATGACAAGGCAGCTAGGGAAGTGACAACAAGGGTGTTGAAGGCTAAGGGATATGATGTTGTTGAACATCCTGATCGCTATGCACAAGACCTGATCGCATACATGCCCCTGGATGACTACGAATTCCATGTCGAATGTGAAGTGAAGCGTGTATGGAAGGAAGATACATTTCCATACGACTCTGTACAACTTCCAACACGTAAAGAGAAGTTCTTTGATGGAAAGACACAATTCTTTATTTGGAATCTGCCGATGACGCATGCTGCTACATTCTGGTGTTTTGACGTAAAAGACTTGACACCTGTTGAAGTGCCAAACAAATACATGTATAAAGATGAATACTTCTTTCAGATTCCTTTAAACAAGGTGGACTTTATCAGTGTTGACGCTTGACATTGAAACAGACAGCAAACAGACAGTGATTTGGTGTTGCTGTTGCCAAGATGTCAACACAGGCGAGATGTACATATTCACCTCGCCCGAAGGCTTGCAAGAATTGATTGACAGACATGATAAAATTATTATGCATAATGGTATTTCCTTTGACGCATATTGGTTGCGTATCTTGTGGAATATCAAAATCATGCCAAGCAAAGCTATAGACACTCTCATCATGTCTAGGCTGCTTGATCCTACGTTACAAGGCGGTCATAGCCTACGTGCCTGGGGTGAACGTCTTGGTGAAAACAAACTCGACTTTGAGGACTACGATGGTGGATTGTCTGAAGAGATGGTGCTTTACTGTCAGAAGGACGTTAGAGTTACAACTTCTTTGTTTCGACTGCTTCAGCAAGAATTCAAACAGTGGGGCAATGCAGAAAAAAGTCTTACTTTGGAGCATAAGACAGCGATTGAGATGGCTAAACAAGAGCGAAATGGTTTTAAGCTGGATGTTCCTCAAGCTCAAGTATTATATGCTCAATTATCAGATAGAATGTCTGTTATTGAAGAGCAGATGCAAGACGTGTTTCAACCGATTGTTGAAGAGCGTTGGTCTGAGAAGACAGGCAAGCGACTAAAAGACAAAGTGACAGTGTTCAATCCAGGCAGCCGTAAGCAGATTGCACATCGTCTACAGCAACTTGGATGGAAACCACAGAAACATACAGAGAAAGGATCTGTTGTTGTCGATGAGACAACATTAGAAGATGTACAGATTCCTGAAGCAAAGCTCATTGCAGAATACTTGATGATACAGAAACGTGTTGGATTGTTAGACTCCTGGCTCAAGCATGCACATACTGATACAGGACGTGTGCATGGCGGTGTTATTAGTAATGGTGCTGTGACCGGACGCATGACACATCACAGTCCAAACTTGGGACAAGTGCCTAGTGTTAACAAACCCTACGGTGTTGAATGCCGTAGTTTGTGGACAGTGGACAAGGGTAATGTTCTTATAGGTACAGACCTTTCTGGGGTAGAATTGAGATGTTTATCGCATTACATGCAAGACCAAGAATGGCAAGAAGAACTATTGAATGGTGACATCCATCAAAAGAATGCTGATGCTGCAGGTATCTCAAGGCCACAGGCCAAGACACTGATATATGCAACGCTTTATGGGGCTGGCCCGGCCAAGATTGGTAGCATTGTTGATGGTGGCGCAAGAGAAGGAAGTGAAATCCTGCAACGCTTTTATGCAAACACTCCAGCACTATCACGTCTTATGGAGAAAGTAAGGAAGGTTGCTGAGAAAGGATATGTACCAGGCTTAGATGGCAGACGTATCATTGTCCGATCTGAACATGCAGCCTTAAACAGTTTGCTACAGGGATGTGGAGCTATCATTGCAAAGCAATGGTGTGTTGAAGCACACAAGGCTCTCAAGCAAAACAAATTAGATGTACGACAGGTTGCGTTCGTACATGATGAAATCCAGATGGAAGCGTCTGCTCAACATGCTGAGCAAATTGCAAACATCATGGTGCAGTCAGCCAGACAAGCTGGTCTGACGTTGGGGTTTCGGTGTCCTGTTGACGCTGAAGCAAAAATAGGAAATAATTGGTATGGCACACACTAAATGTGTTATAATATTATCTACTCACCAACAGGAGAATGAGTATGAGCAATCAAGTAAAGTTTAACGCTACCCTCATGTGGGGCTACTTGGACAAGAAGGATGAGGAAGGAAGCCCACAAGCTTCTCAATATCCTGATGGCAAGTACAAGGTGAC